TTGTTTTCCCGAGCGTTGCCATCAGAAGTTCAACTTCTGCGCCAGGCAGTCCCACTTGGAGTCATCTGCGTTGTAGACGAATCCGAAGTAGTCTGTCTTGCTCGCTGTAGTCGTTAAGGTCGGAGTAGTTCCGCCCGCGAACCGGTAGACGCTGTTCCAGGTGACTGTACGCGATCCTGTGGCGTCTTGCTTCAGGCGCAGAATGAGCTTCTGCCCGGCGACCGGAGTTCCAGCAGGCGCAGCCAGGGTGCGGTTCCCGCCCAGGGTCACCTTCCCGATGTCCGTGGAATCCGCGTCTGGGGTGATCGTTGCCGCATCAGTAAGCGCCACAACCCGCCGCTGTGCGGTACGCGCTAGTGCATCAGTGTACTGCGTGATGGTCGAAGCAATCGTGATGATGTCCGCGCCGTCGTTGGGGGTGACGGTGATCCCGGCACCCGCTGTGAGCGCCGTGGCCATCGTGTCGCGGATTAGCTCTGCGTCAGCAGTTGTTCCGCCGGTGACCTCTAGTGTGATTGTGCCTGCAGTATCGTCGTAGGTCTTGGCAATGCCAGTTCCTGCTGTAAGCGCCGCTGCCACAATGTCAACCGTAGCCTCAGCGTCACCAAGGCTTGTGTTGTTAATTGTGATCGTATCGCCGGCATCATTGACCACAGCGTCAATACCCGCGCCGCCAATAAGCGCTCCGCCCAGCACATCGCGAATGCGCTCGTCAATGGCGTTGACGACGTCGATCAGGGTCCAGACGGCGGGGTGCCAGCCGGTTGACCCAGCGGCGGGTTTTTGGACAGGGAGCGTCATTGGTTCTCCTTATGGTGGTGGGGCCCCACTCTCACCGTGGGGCCCCACCAGGGGTTCAGCGCGTCACGGCACCCGGGGCGTCCGGGCCGGACGACGGCGGCTTGGGGGCGTCGCCCTCCTCGCGCTCGCGGTCCAGGCGCTCCTGCTCGGCGGCCATCTCGTCCGGCGACATCGGGCCGGGGCTCGACGTCGAACCGGTGACGGGGGCCCCGGTCAGGGCGTCGATCGGCTGACCCGGGGCTGCGGCGAACAGGGCGTTCAGCTTGTCCGTGCGCTCGCGGAGTGCGCTGGCGTCGTGCTCGTCGTCGGCCGCCTGGAATGCGGCCACGCGCTCGATGGCCTCGTCCAGGGCCTTGAGGGCGTCCTGTTCCTTGCTCACATCTTCCTCCAGTTGATCCACCAGCCAGTGCAGGAGCCTTGCGAATGGTAGCAAGATTCCTGTAATGCCCAGCAGTAGGTAATGCTTCATGACACCTCAATTCTACTGGCAGGCGATAATGTTGGCCGTACCGCCTTCTGGCGTCAGAACCGTAATCGGCTGTAGCGTTGTCCCGCCCGGGCAGGTCTCACCGGCTGGTCCTGCAGGACCTTGTGCACCGGGCTCGCCTTGTGCGCCAGCCGGGCCTTGGGAGCCAGGTACACCCTGTGCGCCAGCCGGGCCTTCTGTGCCGCTAGGGCCTGGCAGACCATCCAGGCCGTTTGCGCCATTCACGCCGTTCACGCCGGGCTGACCGGCCGTTCCCGGGGTGCCCGTTGCACCCGGCTGTCCTGCTGCACCTGGGGTTCCGGCAGCCCCGGGCTCACCGGAGGAACCCGGCAGACCGACAGCCCCAGGGAGACCCGGGATGCCCGGCTCGCCGTTCGTGCCCCGATAGCGCGGATCGGTCGAGAGCTTGACCAACACAGTGGTCGTGATAGCGTCGCCGAGCCCTTTCTGGTCCAGTTGTGCGACGACATCCTGGATGGGGATCTCTGGCAGGCCTGCTGCGGCGCGCTGTTGATTCGCCAGCTGCAGGGACTCGACGGTCCCGCGCAGGAGTTCGGTCCGCGCGGAGGTCTTGGCGACATTGTCTGCAACAAACCAGGTCAGCGCATAGCCAAGGAGAATTGCGAGCACCAACAGAGCCAGGATGATCTTCCCCATCCGAATCCGAGCGCGTTTCTCCTGCTCGAATTCAACAACGGTCGGCGTCTCTGCCAGCTCATCCAAGTTCGAGTCGAGCTTGTCATATTGCTGGCGGACCTCATCCGGCTCCTCGACGATGGGCGCCGGGCCCTGGCCTAGATCCAGCCACGGGTCCGTCGTCTCCGCCTTGGTGGGCAAGTGATGGATCTGTGCTGTCTGTGGCGTTTCTCCATCGTCGGTAAGCAACCTGTGCGCCGCTGTCCTCAATTTTTTGTCCGATCCCATCGCGCAGCGTCTCTCTCAGCAGACCAACCTGCTCCAGCAGTGCTTCATTGTTACGTACGAGGCGCGCTACTCGCGTCTCCAGCTCCTCGATTAGTCGTCGGTCCTGCCGGATAGTTTCCCGGTCCAGTTTGGCCTGGGCCCGCAGATCCGCCGCTTCCTCGCGGCGCAGTTGCAGAATGTCCTTGCTCTCTGTCAGGTTCAGGCTTTCGCGAGTCTGACTTTGTGCATTGTCCGCGCGGCGCTCGGCACGACTGTCCCGCCAGAGTTTGGCGAGGTACATGAGAACCGCGAGTGCGAAGCCTGATGGAGTTGTAATGGCTGGATTGCTGAGGATGTCGGTGAACGCACCACCCCCTCCGTCAGGAGCAATCTCTGCAGGTAACACATCCAAGGCTCGACTCCATCAGGCTCCACCATCCAGCATGCCGGCAATTACATACGTGTTGGCGATGAACAACATACATACACGGGCTCCGGCTTGCGGGGCCAGGTTCAGGAAGTGGTACGCCTTCGTCGTAAGCGCAATCTCTCCATCAAATGTGACCCGTGCAGGGCCAGTGCCTGCGTAAGCGGAGTCAACTGTTGCGAATCTGTTATGTCCTTTCGACGCGTCGTCTCTAGCAGACTTATCGTACTCGGTGACCGCATCGAAGAACTCCTTTGGATCCAACATCTCAGCCTCCGAAGGGCATAAGTCCGAAAGGTCCGACGCCAAACCCGGACAAAACGGATATCGTGCGGCGGAGCGTGTGTTCCATCTGCGCCCCCTGGATCAGCTCCACCGACCAAGCCAGCTCTAGGAACCGCCCGGCCACGTTGAGATCGAAGTAGGCGAAGTCAATCACATCGCCATTCTCGTGGATCGGCATCAGCCCGGACTTGAACGCCACGGTCTCGAATAGCTGCCCGTCCTCATCCCGGTAGCGCTCGGCGATGTCATTAAGGACGGCCTGGTTTGGCGCCGTCGCGTCAGTGATCACGCGGGTAACGGTTCGGCCTCGGTTAATCGTTGAGGTCGGGGAGAACGGGTTGTTGTTGATGATCTCCGCGCGGAGCGGCGGCTGATCCGGCGAGGACACGATCAGGACCCAGCGGTTGGGGACCTTGTAATAGTCCACATCCACCTCGGCGTCCGGCAGAATTGTCGACACGTCGTCCGTCTGATAAGTGAACTCCGCACTCCTATCAGCAGGCGAGACGTACGGCGCCGCGCGGGCCGTGCCGTTCGAGTCGAACCAAAGCCCCTCATAGTTGATCGCGGTGAGGAGGTCATTGATGATCTGGGCCTTGGGGGTGCCGGGCTCCCATTCGAGCGCGGCGATGGTCCGCGTGTTCGACGACACAATGCTGTAGCCCTGGACGCCCATGGTATTCGCCAGTAGCTCCGAGACGGCAGCCGTGTACTCGACGTTGGGCCCGACATAGTACCGACCGGGCACAACGTCATCCATCAGGACCATGGTCTGGTCGTACGCTTCTACATCGCGCACAACGGTTCCCGAGATGTCCACCGAGCGTTTCGGCGACGTCAGGAGGAACACGCCCATGGGCCACTCCTGGAATTTGCCATCTGGCATCATGATCCCGGCCCAGGGCCGAATCCGCTGTGACAGGTAATTGATCGAGCCGTCATCCAGAATCAGGAACTTGGCGGTGCGCTTAATCTCGGCGGTGAAGTCGTTCGCAATCGAGCCACCGAGCACATTGTCCAGGTCCCGGATCTTTATCCCGGTCGCAGTCAGCAACTCATAGCGAAAGCGCCATTCCCGCTCTCCGTCAACCCCCTGCAGCGAGCGCAGGACTTCATCACGCGTCCAGTCGGTAGCACCAACCAAATCCTTCATCAGACCGCAACTCCTGTCCGATCGGCATCCGTCAGGTCACCAGCGTGTCCGACGTCCGTTGTGGCGAGGTAGGAGACCTTGGGGCCGCGTCCGGACTTGCGGAAGATACCCGCGCTGTCGGCCGTGTACCCGCCTGCTGTGGTTGTCGCGTAGTAGGTGTTGCCGGTCGTCACCGAGTCACCGATCATCGGCTCCAGGGTTGTGATAACCACGCCACCGGAGTTGATCACATCGTTGTTCAGGATGCCGCAGTTCTGCGGCGCGAGCGCGTAGTTGTCGCCCACGTAGATCCCACTTACCGAGTTGACGATCACATTCCGCTGCACCGTCGCGGCGATGACTTGCCAGTGACCGGCGAGGTTTGTGCTCGTCCCATTCACATCACCGGTGTCCAGGATGATCGCTCGCTGGAATCCGCTTGTCCCGGCCACACCATCATAGTAGTTGTCCTCAATCAGATGGCCGCTGTCGTAGAACCGGGAGCCACCGGACTTGAGACCAGCCGTCGCCGTTGTCGTGACACGGTCGACCACATAGTTGGACTGCTGCTTGCAGTTCCGCCCGTGGCGAATGACGATGCCGCCCGCGCAGCGCAGGATGACGTTGCCGCGCTGGACGACCCGACCCATCTTGCCTGAAATGACTTCCGGCTCGGCCTTGGCGTTCACAATGACGTTGCGCTCAATAACCGCCATGGCATCCGTGCGGCTCATCGTGCTCACGCCGTAGCGGATGCACTCCTTGTCGTTTCCGACCTCATCGCCAACCGTGTCAATCAGGTTGTGGTCAATGCGGCCATACTTGCAGCCAACAAAGGTGTCGAAGTTCCCGTACACACGAATGACGTTGCCGCTCGTGCCCTTGTTCCGGAGCGTGTTGTGATCAATCCGGAAGTGCCGAGCGTCATCGCCTACAAAGATGTAGTTGCCTGCCGTAGCGGCGTTTGTGAAGGATGCCGGTCCAACTCGGTTCCGCGTGTAGCGGCAGTTGGTGGAGTTCCCCCGTAGGAGGAGCGTGTCGCCCTCTTGGTCAAAGGGGAAGTCCAGCCCCTCCACCGTCACATGGGAGCAGTTGTTTATGGTGAAGCTTGACCCACTTGTGAATACCGCGCCGAGGGTTGTCGCGGACCGGATCACAATACCGCTGGTTGCGGTTCCAGTCTTCCCTGTGATCTGGAAGTCGCCAGTATACGTCCCGGCCTGGAGCGTGATGATATGTCCAGGCGACGCAGCAGAGAGCGCCGACGCAAGCGCGGTCGAGCCCGACACGCTTATCACGGTCTGCCCCGGGCCGAACAGGCTGTAGGGCGTGCCGTCGTCGAACGTTTCCGGGTACACAAGGTTGGAAGTTCCCGAGCCCGTACCAGAGACGGTTACAACCACCTGGTCGGTCGAGGTCCCCTGCGAGTTGGTCGCGAAGTATTCAAGCGTGTACGTTCCGGGGGTTGACGGCGCGGTCCAAGACAGCGCGGAAGTCGTCGAAAGTGTCGGATTGGAGGTAACCGGCGTCACCGGGTAGACCCGCACCCACTCCACTTCCATGGTCCCGGCGTTCATGCCCGAGCCGGTGAACGCGTCCATCTGCAGCGTCAGGTGTCCGCTGAGCATTGCCTGGATTGCGTTCTTGTTCGCATCCGAGCCGCCCGAGAAAGTTGCCCAGAGCGTGCCGTTCACATACAGCTTGATGAAGGATGACGTCCACTCGATTGCGAAGTTGTTAAACTGTCGCATGTCGACTGGGAAGTCTGACGGCGCCTCCTGATAGTTTGTGGAGGACTTGGAGGGGTAATGGATGAATGCCCCGGCTGCGGCTTGCCCAACCCGGTCGTTCTCCATGAAGTCGTATTCGCCACCCTGCGGCCAAAGGTCATTCGTCGGCCAGATGATCGCAACCGGGTGATAGCTTGGCGTTAGCCCACCCTGGTTGGTTGGCGCGCTTGTGTAGAATGACCGCGCGCGGATCTCCCACTTGCCGTATTGGCGATCATACTTGTGGGCCATGCCGCCCGCGTTCGGCGAGCCCGCGAGCCCGGTAATGCTGAGCTTCCCGCCCGCGACGGTGCAGCGCGCCGGAACTCGCAGACCGTTGTTGTCGTGCCCGGGGCCGTCGTACAAGCTCCACTTTGCCGGGTCCGGAGTGCCGGTGTAGTTGAACTCATCGCCGACGGACTGCGGCGAGCCCCAGTTCTGGGTGAAGGCGGCCGTACCGGGGTCGTTCGCGGTCCCTGCGCCCACGAGCCGCCAGCCCTGGGCCGTGATGCCCGTACCGGTGGACGTGCCCGTACGGGAGAACGTAGCCCCAGGAGCAACCGTCGCATCCGAGCCCGCGTTGACGGTGGGCGCCGCGCCGGACGGGTCGAGCGGCGTCGGCCAGCCGGTGTGCCAGTGCTTCCAGCCGTGCACCTCCACGATGATGCGACCGGTCGTGTCTGTGATCTCGTTGGACTGCAGGTAGTTCCCAAACTTCCAGTACCAACCAGACGTCGTGACCAAGCCGGTGACATCGCGTGTGAAGACCGGAGTGGTAGTCTTCTGCCCGCCTTTTGTGTAGAAGACCTTCATGACGCTGTTGTTGATCTCAAGGCGCGACCAGATCAGCTCGCCAACCTTGTAATCCGTATCAATGACCGCAGCCTCAGTCCCCAGGATGTCGATCACAACGACAATCTTGGTTCCGGACTTCTTGGTCTTGATCATCATCACGTCGCCCCCAGCGTCGTGACCCTGGTTGACACAAACACCAGGCTTGAGCGGCGTCAGCGAGGTAATGCGGCTGAAGCCCTCTTGGTAGTGCATGCCGGACGTCGGGTTGAAGGAGATGTTACCATCCCCATCCTCGTCCTGCTCGCGGAACTCACAGCGCGCATAGTCGGTATTGCTAGAGGTCGTGCCACCGTCGCGCGGCGCCTCCAGGGAGACGACAATGTTGCCGGCTGAATCGAGCTTGGTAAAGACCCAGCCTTCATTAGTCAGTTTTGTGATGTTCGTGCCGGACCAGGCGTACAACTCAGTCGGGGTGATGTTGACGTGCCCGGAAACGAAGCCCATGCCCAGGTTGTAGTGCAGCTGACCGTCGCCGGTGCCGAGCCCGAGCGCGACGACCGGCGTAGGTAGAGCTCCACCGCCGCCAGTGCCGCCCGAGCCAGGGGTGCCCGGCTGGACGTTGCCGGGGCGCGCTGCCTCTGCGGGGAGTTCCGGCCGGGACGTGAAGGAGAACGGGTCGCCGTACATCGACACGCTCAGCGTGGGCGGGATCTGCAGGAGGTACTTGCCGGCCGTCTTGAGTGCGTTGTGCATGGCGACGCGGCCGTTGGACGGGTTATCGCCCCAAGCGGTCAGAACGGCAGACCGGGCATTGATGAGCGCTTGTAGGTAACCGGCCTCTGTCCCGCCCAGCGACGGCGGAGCGGACGCGGCGCGCGCCGTTGCGACAATCCCGCCGAAGCTCTCGGAGTCCGAGCCCTCGCCGTGGTTGACGGAGATGTCATACAAGATGGCGAGCCCGAGCGGACCGACGTTGTCGGCGACCGCCTGGTTGAATGCGGGCCTGAAGTAGTGGTCTTCTCGGTAGTCACGCTGCGCCTGTCGGAACAACGGGTCATTGACCGCGAGGTTTGCCCAAAGGCTCTTGAATGTTGTGCCGAGCAGCGAGTTTGCCCGCGTCCCTGCGCTGGAGTTAATGCCCTCACTAGCTAACGTCGTGAGTTCGTCAACATAGGTCTGCATCGCGTTTGACGTTGGCTTTATGGCGACGTAGTGCTGGATCATTGCCAGCATGTCTCCGGTGCCAGAGCAAAACCCCACAATGCCAGCCGTGTAGCCCCGATTGTCGCCGATGTCTTCGATGTAGCCGTAAACGTCGGTGTGGTACCAGTCCTTGCGCGAGTTCTCCGCGAGCGACGTTAGCTCATACGCGAACTCCTCGAATGTGGTGCGGTAAATCGAGTCCGCGCCGACCGTGCCTCCGGTGCCGCCACCACCGCCGCCGATGGGCGAGCCGTCGTAGGGGAGCGTGAATTGCTGGTGGTTGGATATTGCGGACTCGCCCCACGGCCCGAGCGCCGTCACCCAGTAGTCGAACGGCCCATCGGCGAGCGGCGTAGGCGATCCACGGGTGAAGGAGGTTGCGGTGTAGGTTCCATTGGTGACACCGTTGGGCGACCGGATCTCATACAGCTTGTATCCGGTCGCGCCGGTGACCGGCGTAACGGTGAAGTTGACGCTCTTGTTGGCTTGCGGGAACGCAGTCAGGGTCGGGACGTTGCTCGCCGGGGGCGGGGTCGTCGTGCCCCCGCCAGTCTCGCCGTCGCCACCGGTTGGGTCCTGCTCCTCGATGATGAAGCCTTGGGTGGTGGACGGCGGACCCTCAACGCCGTTGACGGTTGCCCGTGCCCACATCGAGTAGGAGCCCGGCACGAGTGGCCCATAGCTGGCCAGGGAGGTCTCTGTCTGAATGACGGGGACGCCGTCCAGGTAGACCGTGTACAGCCCCGCGCCGGGCACATCATCCCAGTCAACCAGCACGCTCGACGATGCGATGTCGACGGTGGTCTGGAAGTTCTGAACTTGGTTGGTCCCACCTTCAACCGGAACCTCCACAACCTCTGGCACAGCCTCGCTAAAGTCCACGCGGTTCAGAAGGAAGCTGACCTCATACCCGCCCATCTCGATGTCGGTTGTGGTGAAGTCAGTCGGCATGGCGTACATCTTGCGGCCGCGTCCGTCGCGGAACAGCACGACCTGCGAATCACCAACCATGTCGCGGAGTCGGCGGATTGTGACAGGCGTGCCCTCGTCATCGCCCGGCAGCGTCGTCGAGACGTTCAGGGACTCCGCGCGGGCCTCGCCAAGGTCGTATACGGGATACGTCCGACCGACGAACTGCAGCGCAGTCTTGGCTCGGTCCTTGGAGTGGGTCCGCCCCACGCCGCCGTACGGCAGGATGATGAGGGTTTCTGGGTGGTTGCTCGGATTGCTGATCCATGCGCCCTTGAAAGTGGTGGAGGCTGACGCCTCGTTGCCCCACGGCCCGAATGCCATCAGCTCTGACCCCTTGCCTTGTAGGTGTAGCTAACACCCGATGCGACTGTGTAATCGGAGAACACGCCATTCGGGGGACACTCCCCAATAACGACGTATGCGGTATCGTCCTGCCCGGTTTCTTTCCGAGCAATCTGGTTCTTGGTTGTGACCGGGTTATCGCCGGTCGGCGGTGGATTGGTTACCCGGATCTCGATGTATCCCTGCTCGGCTGACAGTTCGACTTGCGGCACTGACGGATTGTTGAAGTCCGGAAAGATCAGCCGGGCGCCCGCGCCGGACGTCTGGGCAGTCGAGTCGGTAATTGTGACTTCGACGCGGTACCGGACATCAGATATCAGGGAGGTAATCGTGTACTCGGTGGTCGTGCTGTTCACCGCGCCCGAATCGCTGAAGATCACACCGGTGTCGTCATTGTACACACGCACCCGGTAGCCGGTCTGCACGGTGCTGGGGGTCGAGTTCCCATAGGTCCACTTGATGGTGACCGATGACCGGTTCAGCGGCTCCAGATCCGTCGCGGGCTCGGTGACCGTGACGATGCCGCCCGTTGCGGTCGTCGCGAAGTTGGTCCAGGCGCTCCAGTCGCCGACAACGTCCACCGAGTCATACGCTCGCACGCGGACCTGGTAGTTGGTGTCATTCGTCAGGACCGACGCGCCGACCGTGTACCGGTATTTACGGGCGGCAGCATCAACGACGACCGCAGCAACGTGGTTCACGAAATGCGCCGTGACGCCGGTCGTCAGGTTCCGGATCTCGACGTCCTGGAAGGTTGCGAAGTCCAGTGCGTTCGCATCATTGAAGATCCACTCGATTGCCTTCGTGCCGCCCGCGTTGAACTGATCAATCGGCACGATTGTCGGCGCGCTCGGCGGAACGTCAAGACTTGTGTCCCGGATTGTGACGATACCGGTCGGTGCCCCGGACCCATCCTGCATCGCAACATCGAGCAAGATGCAACGCGAGTCTGTCTGCTGCCGGGGGAGCCGGATGGCAATGATGTCATCGCCCGAGGTGCCAACGGGCGTGGTTGTGAACTCTTCGCTGTCCGCGTTTCCGCCATCGACAAAGTCCCAGAACAACCTACGGATCTTGCGCGCGTTGTTCGTGTCCTTGTAGTACACAGCAATCTTGTTCGTACCATTCACCCAGATGCAGTCCCAGGCCGCACTCTTCTGCAGATCCGCGCGCGAGGGGAAGCCCTGGAAGCCGAATCCGGTCAGGTCAATTTGCCGGTAGACGGCGTCATTGGACTTGTTGTGCAGCTCGATGTGGCCGTGCCGGGCAATGCCATAGTATGGCGAGTTGTCGCCGAGCCAGATTGCGCGGACCTTTGCATCCGGGTCGTGCGGCGAGTTGACGGAGATGGACGTTGCGACCGGGGTGAGATCCGGGACCGCGCCGGACGCCGCGACAGTGACGGAGCCGAGCCCGGACCGCTCATCCGGACCGGTCGGCGTGGCCTGGATGAATGAGGCCCAGCGGATTGTGTTGCCATCGCGGAATGCGTCCATCCCGGTGCCTGACGAGTTCCAAGGCCGCCACCAGGTCGCCACCGGCGGTGCGACCCCACCCGCGAACCCCATCCCGTGCTGACGGAGCGCTCCAGCATCTGCGAAATACCAACCGGCGTACTCCGACGCAATCCCCATCTGGTACTTGGACCATTGTGCATCGCGCCGAGAATGCATTGTGCAGATCTGCCCGCGCGGGCCACCCTGGGAGGACGGCAACCAGACCGCAGCAAAACAGTTTGGCTGTCCGCGATGCACATCAGTTGTGATCAATGAGCTGGAATCGCCAGATGTGCTGTGTGTGTACTCTTGCCAAGAGTAGTTTCCCAGGTATCGGAAGCCCTGGACATTGTAGAACTGGGTGTTGTACTCGTCGGTCTGCTCGTTGCCGCGCGAGCCGACCACATAGATGTTGTTCGCGTCATCCCGGGTAATCGAGAACGTCTGATTGCCGGGCTCGATCCCGAACCACTGCGTCGCACCGCTGGAGTTGTCGAACCCGGGGGACTTGGACTTGAGGTTCGCAATGAGCGTCGGGACGGTCTCGTTGACCTTCTGGTAGTACAGGCTTGCGCGCTCGGTGGTGTGGCTGTATCGCAGGAAAACAGCCGTGCCGTCCTTGAGCTGAATCGAGGCACCTAGCACATGATTCAGCGCGTGCCGACGGACGTACCGGAGGACCGCCGTCGGACGGAAATACAGAGGCTTGTTGGTGTTGTTGGCAGTGGGGATGTAGCCTTGGTATGTGTTGTTCGCGCTTGGGTAATCGGTCGTCGCGCTCGTCAGGGTGATCATGTAGCTAAGCGATCCGCCCGAGCTGAGCTTGTCAAGCGCATCCGCATACATGCGCCGCGCGGAGACCTCGGACAGGTCGTCGGCGCGGTCTTGAATCCAGTTCTTGGTTTCAAAGTCCGGCGTGTTATCACCCTGTAGGCCATTCAGGCTGACCCAGGCGGATGTCGTCATGGGGCTCGACCAGTCGCGGATGTACCAACGAATGCTGTCGTCCGGGTACGGCGCGCCTGCGTGGGCGTAGGTGTTTCGGCCGTGTCGGACTGCGGCGTTGACTAGCTCGACTTCCCCAATCCCGACCGGCACGACAAGTCCGCCGTTAGGCCGGAATGCGATGAACCCCTCGCGGCGGTTTGCCTGTGTGGCGCCATTCCACATCTCGCCACCGATGACAATCGTCTGTCCGCTCAGCGGCTCGCCGAGGTTTTCAATCGCAACATCCTGTCCGCCCCGGGCATCAGCCTGGAAGTCCGGGTTGGCGTTTACCACCCCGCCCTCGTGCTTCCAGGATCCTGCGACAAGCGAGCCGTCGCCCGGATCTCCGTTTGCTAGGATGATAGCCATTACCGCGTCGCCTTCCCGGCCCGAGCCTTCTGTTGTACCGCATCAAAGAACTGTGTCACATTCTGGAACTCGGCGATGTCCTTTGCCGGGATCGTCACGCCGCCGAGGTTCCAGGTATCCCCGGCCGACCCGCCGTCTCCGCCCCGTACGGGGCCGCCCGTGAAGGCAGGAGCGGCGAGCCCGGCCCGGACCCCGCCCGTTCCGGCCGCCCCGGTCAAGTTGACGGCGCTCGACACGCCGCCGATCCCGCCGAGGTCAGAGTTGATCTTGTTGATCTGACTCCACAGGGTCGGCATCGCCTTCTGCATACCGACGGTCAGACCCTTGATGATTGCGAGACCAGCCGGGATCAGCAGCTTCTTGTCGTAGGAGATCGGGCCCTTACGCGCGGCGATACCGGCCGCGATACCCGACACGAAGTCGTACATGGCCTGTACGCCCGCGCGGATACCGGCCAGCAGACCGTCGATCACCGATCGACCGGCATTCACCAGGAGCGAGCCAAGGTTTCCGATCGCCGAAACGATGCGCCCGGGGATGCCCCGGATGAATGCCATCACGTTGTTGAATGTGTTGGTCACGCCATTGAGGAAGGACGTACCGGCTTGTACGGCCTTCTGAAGCAGGAAGCCCGCGAGCGAGGCAAGCGCAGCAGCCGCGCGACCGGGGATCGTCGCGACGAATGCCACTGCATTGTTAAAGAAGTTTGTAACCGAGTTGAGGAAACTGGTTCCTGCTTCAGTGGCCTTCTGGAGGACTTGGCCCGGCAGCGGCGCGAGCGCGCTCCCAACCTTTCCAGGCGTCTCTGTGAACCAGTTGATTACGTTTGTAATCCCCTGGTTGACGGCATCGCCGAACTGCGTCATCGCGGTCGTGACGGCCGTGTACACCGTCGAACCGAGCTGCGCCAGGGCAACTGCGATCCGCCCCGGCAGCGCGGTGAAGAACGTCAGGACGGTCGTGATGCCGTTGTTGACCGCCGTACCGAACGACGTCATCAGGTTGATCGCGGCCGAGATGATCGCGCCGATGCCCGAGCCGATCGCAAACCCCATCTGGTATGGGGTCTGGCTGAAGAACGCGATTACCGGAGCGAATGTAACCTGGAGCTGCGTCAGGAAACCTTGCCACAGCGTACTGGCGGCCGTACTGATTGCCGTGCCGATTGTGCTTAGCGCAGTGCCGATCTTCGCAGGCGCATCGCGGAAGAATCCGATGACGTCCCGGTCGAACGACTCGCCAACCTTTGTCCACCACGTCGAGACGCCGGTTCCAATTGTGGTGCCGACGTCGGTGATGAATTGGTTGACGGTTGCGCCGATGTTCTCCATCGGGCCAAGGAAGTCGTTCTGGAAGGACGTCTTGACCTTGTCAAACCACTGCTGGATCGGCGCCTGGCCTTCAGACCACTTCTTGTTGGTCTGGTCAACCTGGTCGCCGATCTGCTTGAAGATTTCGCCGAAGTTGCCGGACGCAATAAGCTTGCCGGCCTCGACAATGTTGTACAGCGTCTTCTCGAACCCTTGGAGCTTGGACGGATCGCCGCCCGCAGCCTTCAGGTTCATCTCGTTGATGCCGTCGGCCACCAGGAACAGACCGGCCGCAATACCGCCGAACTTCAGCAGCTTGAGCGCGCCGCCGAGGAGCCGGAAGCCGCCGCCCAGGCGCGACAGGAGACCGCCGACAAACCCGATCGCCTTGAGCGCGAGCATCCCAACGCGGAAGATCGCAATGGCACCGGCCGCAATCTTCGCGGCGATCCCGAGCCCGATCATCACGGTGCCCATGAACACCATGGCGGTCACGATCGGTGCGAGTACCGGCGCCATCGCGGACAGGATCTCGCCGAGCACCTTGAAGAGCGGCGCGAGTACCTTGATGCCTGCGACGAGCCCGGCGTTTACCGCGTCGCCCATCGCCTTGATGAAGGGCAGGAACGCCTGAATGGCGGGCAGCACGTCGTTGAAGAAGACGGTTGCCAATTCCTGGGCGTGCCGCGCGCCGTCCGCCATCCACTCGCCGATGGCCTTCAGGATCTCCTGGCCCTTGGCGGACTTGAGGAACTCGTTGAATGCAGCAGTGGCCTTTGCGAGCCAGTCCAGGAAGCCCTGGCCGCCCGAGATCCCCAGCCCCTTGAAGATGGTGCCGAAAATCTTGCCGAAGTTGATTACAGAGGTGACGAGATCCTTGACGGCCTTGACGCCGCGCCGCATGAACGCTTCCAGCTCACCGGAAGCGCGCGCCTCTCGAATGAAGTCGCGGAACCGCTCGGCAGCCGAGCCTGCGCCACCGGTGATGTCAGCGAGTACCTTTGTGCCGACACGCCACACAAGGTAGAACGCCTCAACCAGCGGTGCGAATGCCTTGCTGAGATTGTCGACGGCCTTGGCAGAGTAGTCCAGGCCCTCGCCGAAGTCCTGCGATACCTCGGCATTGTTGAAGAAGTCTGCAACATCCTTGGCTGCCCGGTTGAAGCTGCCCGCAACCGCCACCATAGCGCGCTCGATAAGCGGGAGCAGTCGACCGCCAAGCTGCGTCAGGATTGGCGCCAGGCCCTCAAACAGCTTCTGCTGTACGGCTTTCTGGAGCGGCTTCCAGGCCTTCTCATAGAGATCCTTGAGCGCCCGCGCGGCCTCCTGCGCGGCAGGGGCCATGTCCTTGATGGCCTTGTTGAACGCTGCCGCGTCGCCCTTGCCAATGGCCTTGAGCGCGTCGCTGAATCCATGCAAGCCGACTTTCAGCGTACCGAGCGCGAGCCCGAAAACGCCGAGCGCAGCAGGCGCAAGCGCCAGAGCACCGCCGAGGTTCTTAATGTCCTCGGCGAGCTTCGCGATGAGAGGAAGCACAAAGTTCAGGCCCGCTGCGAGGCCGGTTGTCCCGACGTGGAACAGCTCGAAATACTTGGCGTACTTCTTGACGACCTCGATGCCCTTGAGGATGGACAGGAAGCCAGTGACTGCAGACGAGACGACCCGCAGCGGCGCCGCCAGGTTATTGACTACAGAACCGAACCCAGCGAGCCCGCGCGTGAGGAGCGATACGCCTGCGATGTTGCGGGTGGCACGCGCGAGTAGCCCGGTAGCCCCGTGGAACAGGGAGACAGCAGCTGAGACGCGAATGATGCGCTGGATGAGGGTGGGGAACCGCTCCGCGCCGTCCGGGAGTCCGCCGAACGCCTCCTTGAGATCCTTGAGGACTTTGATGCCCGGGATCACACTGGAGGTGGAGCGGGTTAGGAGCGCCGTGGATGCGGCGAGGACGGCCGTGGCTTTCGCGGCGGTCTCGAACTTCTGGGTGACGCCTTCTGCGCTGTCCTGAATAGACTGCGCTTGGGCCTTCCACTTCTGGGCCAATGCACCAAACTGGCCGAGAAGTTCTTTGGTGCGCGACTTGAGGCGGTCAAAGGACTTCTCGGCCTGCGCGACGCCTTTGTCATCATAGTCGACGACAATGCGGCCATGTGCTGTTCCGAGTTCGTAGTCAGCCACGGGGGAGCGCTCCTATCGAGCTAGGCTGTCTAACCTGCTGCTGGGTCTTTGTACTTGGCCCTTCCCTCCGTCCTGAGCCACCGATTCAGAACCAGCTGCGCCTTCCCCGCAGCTGCCGTATCGGTCTTGCAATTCTTTTGTGCTATCTGGATCTCTGCCTCGATCGTCTGCCCGACGCCGACAATTACACGATCGAAGTAAAACCGTACAGCGTTGTGTCTTATGCCGAGGAGATCACTCGGCCGCGCCCGGAGGCTCTTGGACAGGTTGAACAGATCCCACACCCGGCTCGGGCTGCTCACGAAACTGGGACAGGCCCTCCATGTCCATACCTTCCATGCACCAGCCGAAGATGTGCATCTGGTCGCCCAGCGGAATGGAGTCGGAGTAGACCGCGCCCTCTTCGCGGTCGTCCGGGTCGATTGTGACCCAGTTGCCATCGGGGTCCTGTCGCATGGAGGAGAGAACGCGCGGCTTGATGACGACGTACGGAAGGATGCGGGCGATGATGGAGATCATGCCGGTGAAGCCTGCGCTCTTGAAGAATGCCTTTTGCTCTTCCTTGTCCTTCGCGGCCTGCTGTTCTGCGGTGAGCTTCTTGGCGGGCCGGTCGGCTGGCTTCTTGCCTTTGCCCTTGGCCGGGGCAATGACGTTCTCCTCGGCGGACGGTGACAGCTGGTCGAACTCGTCCACCAGGTTGGCTGCGATGATGGTCTCGAAGTCGAGCCGCTTCGCCAGGATCTTCCCGCCCGACGGCAGGTGCAAATCCGTGTACGGGGACGTGCCCCATGCGGCGGGAACTTCGTACTCTGTCTGAGCTGGCATCCTTGTGCTCCTTCGCTCTGTTGACGGGTGTTACGGGAGGGTGAGCGCCGTTCCAGAGATGGACACGGCGGTCTCGTTCTGCACGATGTCGTACAGCACATCGCTGCTGTCGAGCGGCAGGGCTACGCCTGAGCCGGACGTCAGGAAGAACTCGCCATCGGAGAACTCGCCTTCCAGCGTGTCCGTCAGGCGGCAGCGGTACAGGATGGCGTGGAGGTCGCCACCCGAGTCGGAGATGACCTGGCCCTCGATGAGGAACCACGGCCGCGACGTCCGCCCGAGCTTGCGCAGGACGCGCTTCTTGTTCGGGGTGGTGCCGGAGTCGGTCACCGTGCCGCCCGTCATCACCTTCCATGCGTCGATCGAAATGCCGCCGGACTCCAGCTCGAACTCGACGGAGGCGCCCTTACCGCGTGTGGTGACCACACGGTCGTCGCCTCGCAGTTCCTCGAACTCCTCCGTCTCGGAGAAGGAGAGTGTGCGGCCGTAGGGGAGATCCGTCACGGTCGTACCGAGCACCGCGCCAGCGGTGTCCGTGTAGGCCGTCAGTCGGACGTCCCTAATGCCATACGGCAGTGGGGTGGGGAGCGTCATGCCTGGCTTTCCTTTCGGGGTTTGCTAACTGGGTCTTTAAACCGGCTCGTGTACTGTAACTCACCAGTAGCCAGATCAAACCGGTGAATTACAACGGTGCCAGGCGCGTGCCCGCAGTACGCCGAGCGGCACTTGACCTCAATGTAGCCCTCATCCAGGACGCCAAAGAGGATGCCGTTGTCGCACCGCAGATCACTCATGCCGTCGACTGCTCCCGGACAACCTCAAACTCGTCATCCCGGTTGAAGTAGTCGATTGCGCCGTCCACGAATCGGTCGCCAGGGAGAGTGAACTTGTTGGACTTGTCCCAGGTAGAGGTTCCCTGCCCCTCCACCTTGATGGCACGCCACTCGTGATCGAAAATGTGGCGGACATCAGCACTGCCCTTGTACTTGACTTCCCTGACTCCGTGCGACACGGTGCCTCCTTCCGACTCGCTAAGTCTATCGCGAGCCGACGCTGAATGCTGCGTTCCGGGTGATGGTTTTGTACCCTTCGTCATTCAACTCTCCACTTCGTCCGTTGTATGTCACTGTGGTAAGAACTCCATCCGCGCCTGAGACGTGAATGTTGTTCATCAGGACTTCCTCGACCCTGTCCAGGATCTCATTCAGTTTGCCGTAGTCGGTGCTGGACTCCCGCGCCTCGTGGGCCCAGACCGTCAACACCTCGCGCCGACCGTAGCCGCCACGCTGCAGCGTCTCCTCTTCCCAGCGCAGGATGATGAAGGGCTTCTTGCGCGGCACGACATCAACCGCCTGCGCCGGGAAGATGTTGTTCAGGTTGATCCCGTACACAGTCTGCAGGATGGGATCATAAGCCAGCAGCCCAAGGACGGCGGCGTGCGCTCTCACAATCGGTCCCACATTCCATCGATGCGATTCTGCAGCTCGCGGACCGCAACGCGGAGCGACGGCAGGATGATCTGGTATTTCCCGGAGTTGCAAACCTCCAGGAAGATGCCGTAATACACAGCGTGCGACAGGATCAACTCGAACCGACTGCGATCATTGTTGGTGATAGCGTGCAGACCGTTCCGCGCGGCCGTCGTCCGGTCGCTCCATGGCGCATTGGTCTTCATGTACGCCGTCGAGTGCGCGGCCTGCACATCGAACGCGAGCCCGAGTCCGGCGCGGGTCTCGTGGTCGAGTTGATGGACACGCTTCTGCAGCCGGTCATCGTCAAAGTCAATCCTGACGCGCACTTACATCCACTCCAAGGCGAGGTTCGGGTGAGATCACGGTGCCCGGCCTAGGGCCATCCACAACGGTCACAATGAACTCATCGTGCGCGTCGAGATAGGTGATCTGTCCCGGGGTCAGGATGTTCTGTGGCAGGGACCAACCGTTGAAGATGTCCCAGCGCGTCGCGACGCCAGGGGCACCAACGGCGGTCCAGGACGTCGAGTCAATCTCGCGGACGTCCGAATAGCCAATGAACCAAACGCTTCCCATCCTCAGCCTCCTTCCAGAACCTTGCCGTGCGCCTCGACGACGGCACGGCTCTCATAGTTGTTGGTTGGGATGAGAGCGCGAA